GGCAACCCAAGAATACCAGAAGAAACAAAAACAAACCTAAAAAGACTTAGAAGAGAAAAGATTAATGATCTTATGAGACAAGGTTTGATACTAATGAGAACAGTTGGCTTTAAAAAAGCAGGCTAAAAGTTAGTGATACAATAGGCAAATTGTTCGCAGCAGGTCTACAGGTATAAACACAAAGACAAAGTAATTTAACAATTTCTAAAAGTTAACGTTAACAGTAGTAATTCATTACGCAGCCATTTGGGAAAAGTGATTTGGTAATACTATGTATGTAGAACAAAGGGGTACAACCATTGTTTTAAGATGGTCTTGAACTAGGGTTCTAGCGACCACCTTGCAACAATGAAATTGTTTTAACTTGAGGTTTCTTCACTAGCTAATGCAGAGTATCCACAGATATCCACATAGCTATCTTCATGATTGGGAGTTTCGATTAGTCTTGATAGCTTTACTACTATCATACATTGATAAACTTGCTCTACAGTAATTTCTTTCTTTAGAATTACAGACCACATTTTAGCTATGCGTTCATGATTTTCATGTGCATCTCCATATGAGTTTGCTCTGTCTCCCATAATAAGGTCTCTAGCTTTATTTAGTGTTTGTTTTCTCTTCTTCATCTTGATCCTCCAAGTAATCTTCTATATTTAAAATAGTATGCTGATTGATATATATAGGGGTGTCTTCGCCTACCCACGATCCAATTACGTTGTAATCAAAGTATTCTATAGCATCATCTTCTGTCATGTGATTGTCATGCATAAGTATTAATATGCATTTATCATAATCATATATAGCAACTTGCTTTCTTCCAAAAGCACTTATTGTTGTGCCTACAAAGGCATCTTCAAAGCTATCTGCTAGTCTCATTTTATTCTCCTATAAATTTAAAATGTTTTAAATCAAAGTGGCACATAGGTTCTTGATCTTGCCAATCATTTCTGTCTGATCTTCCACCTTGTTTAATCTGGTGATGACTAAAAAAATCAAGATAACCTATTCTGTCTGTCCACGATACAATTAGTATTGGGGTAGTATTTGTTTCTTTCCCAAGTCTTCTAGCCTCTAAGACTTTTGCTAAAGATATTATATATGTTGGGAATGTTCCGAAATTATGTGTTCTGCATTTTACTTCTGCAAAGCCAACTAATTTCTCGTTACGATACATGGCATAATCTAATTTGTATGACATGGGTAGTTTAAAAGAAGCTACGTTCCAACGACCTGAAACGTAGCCTATAACATTTTTTTCTGATCTAAGGTTATCAACAGTTTCGTATAAAACACGCATAAGTTAACGTTAACCTTTTGATCTCTTGCTCTCTACCCATTGAGCAATCTCTTCTTTTTTAAATATATGTTTTATCCTTTTGTCAGTCTTTAATATTTCAAAGCTTTTAGGAAAGTTCTCTTTTTCATCTTTCATAAGTCTTCTAACTAAACTACTGCTCAAAGATAAATACTTTGCAACACCATCTACTGTTAAAAAGTCAGAGGATATGTCTGCAGTATTTTCAGACTTCGTTAATGACATTATTGCTCCTTGTGTCTGGAGTTCCGTCTTCATTAAGCTTTACCATAACAACCATATATCTTGATCCAACCCAATCTTTATGTAAATCTTGTGGCACATCATTAGGGTGTATTGTTAGCCTTATGTTAGTTCCATTTTTGTCTTGCATCATTGATGTTTTGACTGCTTCAAATTTAACACTAGGTATTTTTTCTTCTTCCATTTAACTCTCCTCTAAAATGGTATTTCATCATCTATGATGTTGTTGGAATTATTGTTTTGCTGAATTGGTTTTTGATAGCTTTGATTTTGCTCTTTTCTATCTCTCTCAATGTTAGCAATTATTCTGAGGTATGGATTTCCAGCTTTTGAAAGCTTCTTCCAACCAACTAGGTTCATCTTAGGCTCAAGTATTCCCTCTTCTTTTTGCTTGATAAGATCGTCTAGCACTTCCATTTCTAATGTCAGCATACCAGAATAGTCTGGGGATTTTTCTGATCTCTTTTCTTTCTGAGTAAAAAGCGACCCAGTCGCAGGGTATTTATTGTTGTCCATCAATTATCTCCTTTGTTTGATGCTATTTCATTTGCTCTTTCTTTAAAGAGTTGTTCTACTTCTTCGTAGTCTTTAGGGGATTTTTCTTTTAGTATCTCCCTAGCTTCTTGATTGTTTTTCCAGAAACCAACCAAATCAGTTCTATTATTTTGTGATGGTAAAAACTGAATAAAAACTTCTTTTATCATAGCTAAACCTTTGACATCTTTTTTAGAGCCATCTATTTGGTTAACCTTAACTTCTGGCTCATCATCTAAGTCATCTGGATCAACAGTCCCACCTTTTATATCTTTTGGTCTTTCTTCTTTGAAGCTATCTGCTTCATCTTCTGCATAAACATCTCCATGAAGACCAAGAAGCTTGAGTATAACTCTATCCTTTGCTCTTTTCTCTGCCATAGCATATGGGTAAGAGTTCTTATTGTTAGATGGAGATGCTTCTCCAATAGACCATTCTGATTTATCTCCCATATGACCAGTAACTATAAGACTAGCTATACGTCTTTCAGAATTACATTCTAAAATCTCTGGCTTATCAAAGGTGATTTTATTTTTTACTGCTACTTTTTCTAATGCTTTATGTAAAAGCACAAAAGTTCCATGACAGTCCCAACCTGCCGTACTGACATTCATGCCAATATCTTTAAGGGTTTCCGTTACCTTTTCTGGTATATCTCTTTTCATTTCTTTATCCCCTACATACCAAACATTTTATTAATAAAATTATTCCACGCATTACTTACATAAAGATATGCCCTTATGAAAATATTTTTCTCTACTGCATTTGCTTTGCCTGTAGCTTCTGCAATATGCTCTGCTATTAAAGACCTATCCTTTGGTCTTTCACTTATTACTCTAGGCTTTAATTTTACAAGACCACTCTTCTTAACTTTTCTTACTACCCTCTTAGGTACTTTTACTTTACTTGTCATACTAACCTCTCCTTATATTGTTGACAAAATTCAGCAACTGAACAGTAGTTGCCACAACGGGTGTACTCGCCACCACGAAATTCAATTTCTAAATCAGTTTTTTTGGTATAGGCTTTGTCAGTTTCATTGTGCCATTCAATGTATTTGATAGCTTCTTCTTCACTATCTAAAACTCTCAATGCTCTCTTCTGACCTTTTTTCTTGACTGCCCAAGTGTCTTCTTTTTTCCATGTTTCTTCATCAGAGCATAAAGGTAATTTATCATGAACGTCTGAATTTATCTGTGCTTCTTGATGCAATGCCATTCTGTCTTTAAGATATTTTAATCTATCCTCGTAACTCCATAATGGTATATCAACAAATACTATTGGTGCTTTTGGATAGTTTTCTTTTCTTTCGCTATCCCTCTTATTCCAATCTCTAAGTATCGCACATATTTTCAAGCTAGTTACGTTGCTTTTACTGAAAGCATGTTTATCATCTACCAGATAGGCATAACAGTTTAACTGCTTTTCCCATTCTGGCTTTCCATAAATAACAGACCAGACTGATGTAACTTTGTAATCTATTATGCTTATATTATTTTTATTTATCTCTTGCCTATCGACTGCACCAGACAACAACCAACCATCTATTTCAGAATACAATCTTTCTTCTGTTATTGAATTTTCTGATTGTTCAGAACTTTCTAAAACAGAATGTACTGCCGTTCCAAATAATGCCCAGATCATATCTACTGCATCAACTTCTATTTTGTCGTGATATTGTTCTTTCATAATCCTAACTCTAGGACTATCAATTAAGGTAGTTACTGATATGTCAGCTTTACCTTTACTATATTTATCATTTCTGGCAAAATCCACAAATGGTTTAGGCATGCCGAATTTATTTGTTATTTTCATATGTCTTCTCCTACGCAATTTTGAAACTATAATAGATAACAATACATGTCAATAATAAATAATGAGAAAATAATTTTTACCATAGAGGGAGAGCCTGCGAGCAAATCCAACTCTAGAAAAATAGTAAATTTTGGTAAAAGAATGGCTTTAATAAAATCACAAAAAGCAAGAGACTATGAAAAATTATTTGCTAATCAATGCCCAACATTAAAAAATCTTATTGAAACTGATGTAAAAGTAGAGTTAATTATACACTATGCATCAAGAAGACCAGATTTAGATGAAAGTGTAATACTGGATTGTATGCAAGGAAAGATTTATGTTAATGACAGACAAGTCAAACAGAAGCATATATACTGGGGATTGGACAGAGACAGACCAAGAACTCATGTCCGAGTGTCGCTTATGGAAATATGTGATCTGCCAAGCAGTTTCTGATGCTTACTTGGGTAGCACAAAAGAGAAGTTAGAAGTTTCTGAATGGGTTTTAAGTAAAGATTTTTCCCATGTTTGTGATCTAGCTGAAATGAACGCAGAAAATTTACAAGAACATTTTAAAACTATACTTACTAGTAAATCAGTTGTCGCTAGATATCTTGGAGAGAAGTTAAAACGCACCATTCAAAATAGGAGTTTCCCCTACTAGTTATAACAATACTAGTTATAACTAGTTACTAGTAATAAAAATATATTTAAATATACTAGTTATAACTAGTAATCAATAAAAAAATTTTTATTTGTTAATGTTAACATTTGAATTGGCATTTTAAATTTAGGGGGGTGTTACAACTTTGTGGGTAAACTATGAACTAATAATCAAACTAAATTTTTTAGTTGACGAGGGTTTTTTATGGCACTATCTTTTTCTTCAATGCGTAGGAGAAAGTAATGGAGATTAAACAAAACATAAGGGCAGATGCCCTCAAATTAGGTAATGGGCAACACAAGATTAATTGTCCATTTTGTTCTAGCCAAAGAAAAAAAAGAGATCAAAAAACATTGTCGCTGAAAGTTGATAGTGATGTTGTTGTGTATAACTGTTGGCATTGTAATGAAAATGGTTCTGTTAGATTTAAAGATAATAATTTTAAGATAATAAGGAGAAGCAATGTGGTTCATGCTGTTGACGAAAATAGGTGGAGAGATTTAACAACAGAGAATGGAAGCATAAGCTATCTTAATAGTAGGGGAATATCAGAAGATACTGCCAAAAATGTAGGTGTGAAGTTTAAGCATCATTACATTGCATCAGAGAAAAAAGAAATGCCTTGTATTGTTTTTCCTTACACCAACAAGGGCAGTACAGAGTTTGCAAAGATTAGGTCTTTCCCAGACAAGGGTTTTTCTGCACAAGGTTCAGCAGTAAATTTTTTTAATATTGATAATGTGAATGATAATGATTTTATTATTATTTGTGAGGGGGAAATGGACTGCCTTAGTTTTATGGAAGTAGGGTATAAATCAGTTGTTTCTATACCTCATGGTGCAGTCATGAAAGTTGTTGATGGCAAAATAGATGCTCACGAAGATGGCAAATTTAAATTTATTTGGAACGCAAAAAAGAAATTAGACGATTGCGAAAAAGTAGTTATAGCTATGGATAGTGATAAATCTGGTCAAGCTATGGCAGAAGAATTAGCCAGAAGAATTGGTAAAGATAAATGCTTTAAGATTGAATATCCAGAAGATTGTAAAGATGCTAATGACGTTCTGGTAAAGCATGGTAAAGAAAAGTTAGACGAAATAACTGCTAATCCAGTACCATATCCAGTATCTGGTCTTTATGACGCATCACATTTTTATGAAGAGGTAGATGATATTTATGAAAAGGGGATTGGCTCTGGTGCTTCTACTGGTTATACAGAAGTTGATCCTTTATACACAGTTGTAGAGGGACAGTTAACAGTTGTTACTGGACACCCATCAAGTGGTAAATCAGAATTTGTAGATCAAATAATGATCAACATAGCCAAAAATAAAGGTTGGAAATTTGGTATATGTTCTTTCGAGAATGAGCCAAGAATACATATAGCAAAACTTATAAGCAAGCATATGGGTAAACCATTCTTTGATGGAGTTACACCAAAGCTTACTAAAGAGGAGTTGGAAGAGGGCAAGAAGTTTGTCCAAAATCATTTTTCTTTTTTGTATCAAGCTGATGGCTCTCTATCTTCATTAGATAGCATTATGGAAAGAATGAAAGTGGCAGTAATGCGACATGGTATTAGAGGTGTCGTTGTTGATCCATATAACTATATTTCAAAAGAGAATGTTACATCTGAAACTGATTGGATTTCAGATATGTTAACCACGTTGCGTGTTTTCGCTCAAGCACATGGAATACATATCTGGTTTGTTGCCCACCCAACTAAAATGATGCGTAAAGATGATGGGACTGTGCCACCACCAAAAGGTTATGATATCTCTGGTAGTGCATCATGGTTTGCGAAAGCTGATATAGGTTTAACAGTTCATAGACCTAATCCATCTACGTCTAGTATGAGCCAGATATTAATATGGAAATGTAGGTTTTCTTGGGTAGGTTCGATTGGGGATTGTATGTTGTGTTTTGATAAGGCAACTGCTAGGTATATAAGTGTAGATAATATAACTAGTGCAGAAGATATGTTGAAGCCTAATAACTTCATACCAAAAAATCTTCCCATAAAGAATTACTATGAGAAAGATGATGACGAAGACGTACCCTTTTAACAAAAAGAATGTTAAGCCAGAGTTCATAGGAAATTCTAACAAAGTTAGATTAAGGGTTATAGATCAGACTTGCCTAGACACGTTATTATTGAATGATAGTATATCGTTAGATGATTATAAAACATTGGATTTGTTGGCATCTGATTTTAATGTGTCTGGTATGGTGGGAGTTAAAGCTATAAATTATGCTCCTAGAGTTGTTGCTAGTTACGACACTAATAACGATAGCAAGCAAATATTAAGAACAAAAGTTAGCGAATGTATAAGCTTGGTAAAACGTACAAGTGGATCTAGTTGCTACAGTATATTAATGAAACTGCTAACAGATAAGAATTTATCTAGACCAGACTTGGAATTTTTAGAAAAAAATATTAATGGGATTGTTAAGCCAATATCTGAATACTATGAAAGTTGGAGATTGAGTTGACTTAATCTAAAGGTGGGATTATGTTTGTTTTTGAGTGAGTGTTTTCTCATGCTCTCTCTTCTTACTACGCAAAAGAGGGCGAACCTCTCCAAGTTCGCCCTCAATTTATTTTTAATCATATAAGTAATTTTTATTTTCTTTAATGTCCCACCTATAAAATATGTGGTCATCTATTCTCATTACATATGTTTTAGTTTCTGCCCAACTAGGGTTTACATAGTCAGCATGGTAGTGAGTTGCACCCTCGACAAAATCAGCTAGGTGTTCATTGTAAACGCCATTAGCAACATGCTTGGCATCTTCCCATGCTTTACTTTCTCTGGGTTTGTCGCTTTTCCCATCACAGTACCAACTAAATTGACATTTATTTTTGATAGGAAATGATGGTTTCCATTTGTAAGTTAAGCCTTGTTTGACTACCTCACAAACTGTATTGGGATATCTTGTATCTTTAACCCTATTCATAACTACTTGTGCGACTGCTACTTGTCCTATGAAACTTTGATTTTTAGCTTCATGATATATATTAAGTGCCAGACACATTAATGATGTTGTTAGCATTATAAAATCTCCTAAAAGTTAACGTTAACAGTTAATCGTCAAACGTGCCACCACCTCGCATATGCTGAATTGTTGATGTAGATGACTTGTTTACTCTGCCAATATCTTTATCCATATTTGCCAAGCTTTCTGGAACATCTTCAAATTTTTCAACCATATCTAATTCTTGAGGTGTCATTTTTTTGTTACGTTCAACAAGTTCTTTATGTGAATTTCTGATATCTTTATTTAAAAATTCGTAGGTGCTACTATGACCACCTTTACCTTTCGTATTCATTAATATCTCCTATAATGAGTGTATGCTCTTGATACAGAGCAGTTAAGTTGATTTGTTAGTATTCGTACAGAGAGGTTTGCCGACCCCTCTGTACTAGGCTCTAATGAGCCTTTTGTGTGGCTTTCCATATATTAACTGAACATAATTTAAAGAGATCACAGTTTTACCCATAATTATTGCTGAATTATATAATGAGGGAGCAATTATCTAGGGATATATAGCATTTAGGTTAGAGGGGAAAAAAATAAACCTCACGCACCCACTTTCACGCACCAAATAGGAGTGATCTCTCCCCCTAACTTTTGGTCTTCATAAAGATACTTACAAAACTATAAAGTATCATTGTCAGACCTATAGAACCAATAAACAAAGTAATAAATATTCCCTCTATACTTTGCATATAATAACCATCAGCATCAGCTAAAGTTACAATCGACATAAGCATTACA